CCAAGATCTTTTGCACCTTTACCATCAGCAGCAAAGAAAGGAACTTTTTTTCCACCTTTCATTACCATTTTAAGTTTACCATTTGAGCCAGCTTTCATCATAGTTCTTTTTTTCATCATTCCGCCACCCATTTTTTTAACACGTCCACCATCTTTATAACCTTTTGGTGACACTTGTTTGTTGTATAGTCTATTTGCCATTTTTATTTCCTCCGTTTCTAAAAATTTGCGTTCCCTTTATACCATATATGCTCGCCACGACAAGTATCCAAAGATTTGTAAACCATGACGGGAGCTGCGAGAACATCTCGAAGAACAATTTTACTTTGTCCATAGCAGTTGGATCATCTGATATAACTGCATATGCAAGCACCACCACGGGCAAACTAAGAATTATTAAAACTGCCTCGTCCTTCCAGTCTGATTGACGAGCTTCTAACAATTTACCTTGATATTGTTCCTCACCTCGAGCCATACGGTCAGCGTGTAAAAGCTGTGCCTCGGACATCGCCATTTTCGTCTTCTGTTTGTTAGCATAAATTTTACTACCAGCAGAGACGGCTAATTTTATTGCCGATAACCACATATTAGTACCACTTAGCTTTTCTTTTCTTCTCTGGTCTAACGTTTCCTTGACCTTGAACTTCTTGTTCTTGTGTTTCTTGTGGGTTTGTAGCTTCTATTTCTACTCCACCTTCAACATAACCATCTTTGTTCGTAAACATTTCGTGGTTTAGGTCTTTTTTATTTTTTTCTGCCATTTTTCCTCCTAATATTTGCTTCTCGCAAGGCAATTGCGATAGCTTGTTTTCTATTTTTAACTTTTTTATCAGATTTTCCAATAGAAAGCTTTCCTTTTTTAAATTCTCTCATAACTTTTGCAACTTTTTTCTGTTTTTTGTCCATTTTATTCCTGATCTGTCCCTATAATTACCGATCCACCCATCATATCTTTTGCGTTTGGTAAAGTTTTACTCAAAACTGTCTTTTGAATAGACGTATCTGCTCTTAATTTTGCTAACTTTTCGTTTTGATCCATTTTTTCGTCTACGTTTTGTTGATTCATCATCGCTCTCATCTTATCTAGGTTTAATCTTTCCTCACCTTCTTTTTCTTTTCTCATATTTTCTTGTGCTCTTAGGTCTAATTCTCTAGATCTTAGTTTAGCGAGTGGATCATTTGCAAAGTCACCTAATATTTTCTTCTCTTCTCTAGAATATTCTTCCATCATTTCTGCAATCAATACAGCTTTTCTAGATTCTATTTTCATCGTTAGATCCATAACTTGTTGTTGCATCATTGGATCTTGCATTGCTTGTGGATTTTGTTGCATAGATTGTAAAGTTACAATCTCTCTTTGAAATTCCATTTCAACTTGCTCTAAAGCCATCAAAGATATGTGTTCAAAAATATTTTTTTGTAAACTTGCCATAACTACAGGATTATTTCTTGCCATGTTAGTCGACATAAAATTTAAATGCGCTGTAATATGTGCTTGATGATCTTGACCTTTGAAAGCTTGAAAAGGTTGACCTCCTAAAGCTTGTATGTGTTCAACCGCAGGATCCATAGGCATGGGTCTTGGTGGTTTTTTTAAAACTGCATCAATGTTTTTTACACCCAAAGCTTCATACATATTTCTGTAAGCAGCATATAAATTATGAAGTTGAGGGTTAGAACTAGCCAGTTGCAGTTCCGTTTGGGCTATAGATATTCGTTGTGCTTGAGAAAAAATGTTTGGATCTGCAACTGGAATAATATCTATTTTATCATCAAAGTCTGTTTGTTTAATAATTCTTTGACCACCAATAACGTCGTATGGATATTCATTTGGTAAGTATAATTTAAATACTCTTGTCATTAATTTAAATTCGTTTTTAAGTGCTGCATAAATTCTTTTGTGAATCGCTGACATTGTTCTCGATCCACGCTCCAACAAAGCTACTGTCGTGCCCACTGCTGCTTGTTGATTACCCTCTCCTACTTGAAGATCAGCGATTGAAGCAAAACGTTGGCCCGCTGAAACCACGACACCCATAAGCTGTAACAAAGTTGCAGATGGTTCTTTAAATGGTAACGTCATGAATGAATCTCTTATGTTACCACCTGGTGCATCTACATCTCTAAACTCTCCTGGTTGTATCGATTGTGCATCATCTCTAATTCTAATGCCACGCATTTTAAATCCTGCGGGTAAGTTAGAAAGAGTTCCTGCATCAAGCAACGATCTTAGCGCCGTTGTTGCTGTTCTCGATAATCCACCTATCATGTGGATTAAACCAAAACCGTAAAAACCTAAACCTGGTAAAAATTTAAAATGTACAAAGTATGGAATCTTTTGTTTTTTAGGATCTGCTATTTCGTAATTTCTTCTTATTGATAAAATTTCTCTTGAACCTTCTTCTACAGTTACAATGTATGGTAATTTAATACCAGTGACATCGCCATCAGATCCACGGTCCTCGAACCCTTCTAAGTCTAAATTGACATGAAATTCAAGAAGTGTGTACATGTCTTCGTTAAAAGTTCTTTTAGTTCCTTCTAACATTCTTTCTTTTTTCTCTACTTCTGTTTCTTGATTAAATGGTCTTGGTAATTCTATGTCTCTATAAAATCCAGCGACTTGTTGTTTTCTTAAATCATTTTCCGAGATCTTAATACGATGGATCACGGCCTCTGCATCTTCTAATGAAGTTGCATTGTATGGAACTATCAAATCATCAGCAGGGACGAATTTAGAAACCGTCCTGCCTAAAAGATCGTCGTAGTAGACTTTCTTAAAGGCAGATCCGGAAAGAGGGAGATAAAAAAGCATTTGGTCAAACTCTGGTTCGTACTCTTTCATCACATCCATGAGCTGATAGTTCATGAATTCTTTAACACGATTTGCTTGTTCGTTTTTTTGTGGAGTTGGAACTCCTATAACTCTTGTTCTTACAGGTCCATCTGCAGGTAATAATTCTTTGTATGCCAAAGCTTGAAACTGAGTAACCGCTTCTGACAAAACAGGGTGCGTGGCACCTGAAGCTCCTTGAAATGGTTGTGCAGGAGTTTCATATTTAAATCCTAAAAGATCTAAACCTTTTGCATAAGATGTTTCCCAATCTTTTCTTGAAGCTTTATACTCTTGATAATTTTGTGCTAACTCTGAACCAAGAGGATTTAATGTTTCCTCTGGTAATAACTCAGCTAGATTATCAAAGTGACTTTGACTTTGTTCTTGGCTAAATGCTCCTGGTTCAAAATTAATTTCAACACCACCATCTTCTAATGATGTGATTTCTGTTTCACCTTGATTAGGTAAATTTTCTTGAATCTCTATTTGTTGTTCTGCCTGCTCTTGTGGTCCAGGTATTTCAACCTTTTTGTTTGGCAGGCTTTTGTCTATTGCCATACTTTTTCTCCAATCTTACATCTTTAACAGTATTATATTGAATATTCAACCCTTGAGGCGTAGGCCCTGATTTAGGGGGTATTGTAGTTGTTAGTTTTTTTGGTTTCTTAGTTCTGTTTTCAAAAGTCAATTTAAGTCCTTTTTCTTTAAGTTCCTTTAGTCTTTTAGGTGTCCAATAGTACATTACCAATAATATTTATACTTTTTTCTAACCTTCATTTTGTCTTTGTAGTCATCATCTAAGGTTATAAAACCACCTTGTCTAAATCTCATAACAGCTTGAGTCATTGAGTCAACTAAATCATCATGATCACCATACGGAAAAGCTGCACACTCCTCAACCATTTCTTGTGCGAACTCCTGTTTCAAAGGAGCCCATATCATACCTGCCTCAAAGACAGGAGATACAGAGTTAACTCTTGCAACTTTATCTTGTCCCTTGGATGGTGTGTAATTATTTGCAGGTATACCCATTTGTCTAAGTTCGTACATTAAAGGTAAACCTGATGCTTTAGCTTCAATTAGTACAGTATCAGGATTCCAATATTTATATTGTTCGTAAGCTACTCTTTTAAGTTCAGGAAACTCGTATCTACCTTTTAACGAGTCTAATAATATTAATTGTCTTGGTGAGTCTTCGTTAGGTCTAAAAACACCCCACGTAGTTATTGCAGAGTAATCTGCAGTTTCTTTTTTTAGATACGCTGTATCATAACTTTGGATAATGTGATCTAATACTGGTAAATGTTCGTGTTCCCATTCTTGCCACCATTCTCTTTT